TGAAGCTGCCTTCATCATGGCAACTCCAAGAAGGCTCAAGCCAGCAGTTCCAGCAACTTTGATGGACGCAATACTCAATGCGCCCATCGCAAGCGCTGCACCACCAGCTGCAGCCGCCAACACATCAAGATTTTTCGCGACAGACAGAGCAAAATCGCCAATTTTGGGCAGCAAATTAACCAACGCTGGCGTAATATTTTCAATAAAGGGAATAAATGCTTCCTGGAATTGCGCGCCAATTGGTTGCAGTGCCTCGCCAACGGCGATTTTCATTTCATTGAACGCAACAGTCAGGCGCGCACCAGCATCTTGACTGGAAGCTGCAATCTTTTGCGCTACCCCTGAGTATTCGCCGCCAAGCTGAATAATGAAATTCATCAGCTCGTTCAGCCCAACCTGACCCTGCTCAAGAGCTTTTTGCAGCTCAGGCAGGGTCATATTGTTCGCCTTGGCAAATTTGGTAACGGCACCGGGCAAGCGCTCACCAAGCTGACCGCTCAATTCTTCAGCGCTTACCTTGCCCTTCGAGAACACCTGCACCATTGCAGTGATCGCACCGTCAACGTCTTGCGCTGAGCCGCCGGTTGCCTTGATCGCTGAGCTGACATTCCTGAACACCAGCTCAGCGTCACTCACTTGCCCACCGGCACCCTTAACAGCAGCGGTCAATTGCGTCATGCCTTGAATTGCTACATCCTGCGGCACATTCAGATTTCGAGTCGCAGACTCTGCTGCAGCAACTGCACGATTAAATTCCTCTTGGGTGCCGGCTGCACCTTTCAAGGCAATCTGCATCTTCTGGATCTGCGCTGCATAATCCGCAAATCCACCAAGCTGCTGCCTCAATCCGCCAACTTGTGCGCCAATCGCAGCGCCAGCAAATGCACCGCCTACTCCAAATGCGCTACCAATTGCACCGCCAAGGAAGCCCTCAGGTCCGCCGAAGATGCCGCCGCTAAGTGCAGCACCAGCGGCCTGGGTCATCTGCATGCCAGTCATGCGACGGCGGCCAAGGCTGCGACTCAGTTTTTCGGATCTAACATCAAGGTCACCTAGTTCTTTTGTTAATTTCCTGAACTCTGCGCTTGCTCCAGGCAGCGTTGACCTGTATTGGTTGATTGCGCCACGCAATCTCTCGGTCGATTCAATGCTACCGATGTCGGCACTGCGCGCTTTAGCGATTTCGGCGCGATACGACTGAATTTGCTGCTCTGCGCGTGCGCGTGCCTCTGCCGAAGTTCTAACTGCATCAGCTTCAGTAACAGCAGCTCTTCTTGCCCTATCGGCTTGTTCTTCAGTGGCTTGAGGACCATAGCCTTGAGGCTGCCCCGGCAATCGAATTTGAGCTTCGCCAACTTCAAACCCAGAAAAGAAGCGTTGAATTCGACCCGTCGCCCGCCCAACTCGGGCGCCACCACTGATTTCCAGTCCGGTGCCGGGCGCTGTAGTTTGCCCGGCAGCAGGCAGCGCCAACGGAGTAGCAGCAACACCAGCACGCACACGCTGACCGAGTTCAGCAAGCGCTTGCTCTTGTGCGCGAACCATGCCGCGATTCAAGTAATTCGCGGTAACACGAGCCGTTGCTTCACTGGCTTGAGCAGTTGCGGCTTGGGTTGCCATGTCGGCAACATGACGATAGCTGTCCCCTAATTCCCGCAGTTGTCTTTCAAGATTTCTAGCTTGATTGGCATTTTCTGCATACAACCTTGAGCCTTCTGCTGTTTGCGTATCAAGCTCATTCATTTCGGCCTGTAGCTGGCCAATTACCTCTTTAAGATTTTTTTTGTTTCGTACCGCAACGCCTGTATCTAGATCACGGACAAGGGCAGCTCCTAAGCCTTGAGTAGTAGCAGATGCCTCACGCTGAACTCGTGCGATATCAAGAGCGACTGAAATATAATTTTCCGCACTGCGCGCTGTGTTAGCAAAAACTTGCTGCAATTCGCGAAGTCTCTGACTAAAACCTGTTGCGGTTTGCGGGATTTCTCCAAGCCTGTCATCAAAACGATTAAATACGTTGATCAGCTCAGGATCCGAGAAGGCTGCCGCCATTGCGCGCGCAGACTCTCTGCCCGCTCTCGCCGTCTCCTGAAATGAGCGCTGTATGCCCTTAGAAAGATTTACTTCAATTTCTCGCTGAAAATCTCCTATCTGTTTCCTAACCTCATCCAAAGCAGATTCAATATCTTTTACTGGCAGTAACTTACGAAGAGCTTGTCCACCAAGAAGTGATTCAGCTAGCGCTTCTTCGAAACTTAATCTGCCAGCGCTTGGCGCGCCCCTTTCGGCAAGATCAGCGACGCCTCGCCGAATACGAGCCTCCCCCTCAAGCGCGCCAAGCTCATCTCGCTGATCACGAAGAGCTTCGGTGACAAGCTCAAGATCACGAATCTGCTGACGCGCAGCAGCAGAGCTTGCGCCGATAGGACGAACTATTCTGCGTTGAGCATCTGCAAAATTTTGCGTTTCTTGATTAACGGCTTTTAATTTGCTTGTAAGAGTAGAAATGCTTTGTCCGAATTTGTCAAAAGCCTCAGAATCAACCCTTGTTTCACTTCTTAGTCGAATGAGCGCGTTAATGGTTTGTTGAATTTGAAACGCTGTTGCGTCCGATGATGCGCCGAACTCAGTCAGTCTTTTTCTTTGTTCCTCAAGTGCCGCATTTGCTCCATAAATAACGCTTTCTAACTCTTTAATATCTTTTTTTAGATCATTGTAAACTTTGCCACCAGTTGCTGCTTGACTTTGAAGCCCTTTGAACGCGGCAATCTGGCCTTTAATTAACTGCTCGCTTTTATTACTTGCTTCACCAAACTCAATAATGCCGCGACGGGCCTTTTCAATTGTTTCATCGGTTGGCCCAATAGCCTTTTCAAGCTCGCGAAAAGAGCTTTTGAGCTTGTCAAGACCCTCAGCGCCCTGAATGCCAAGCTTGACCAGAATTTCGCTTACTTGTTTAGCCATCCTTGTCCTTGGTCAATTCGCTTAACGCTGCAGCCTCCATTATCTGAAGACCTTCCAGCATCTCGCGGCGATTCTCCACATTGTAAAGGTCAAACAGTCCGCCAGCACACAGCATCACCTCATATCGCAACCCGAGGTAGCCCGCCATTGTCGTGCTCCACTGCGTTTGCATCCGCAGGAACATCATCACGATGTCCCAGTTTTCTTCCCACACTTCAAAGTCAGTTGACTCCTCAGAAGGCTGCTCAGGGAGGACGATACCAAATGCAGCAGCGTCCTCCCCGGTTTTATCTTCTACACGCTTGCCGCCGCCTGCCCAATAGACGGCAGCCTCTTTTAGTTTCCCTGGCGGCCGCCTTCGAATGTTTCCGTGTAAGCCTTCAGCACACCACGGATCCAATAGGGATCATCGGCCAAATCACGCATGGCTTCAATGGAAAACGGTACTTCTTTACCGTCTTCATCCTGAATGCCATCCCAACCGACCATGATCACCTTCAGCAGGTCAATCTCGCCCTTCTCGCCAAGCTTTTGAAATTCCTTCCGGCCAACACGCTTGAATTTCGCGTCAAAGGTCACCGTGTCAAAAGTGCCACCATCACTGGGCTCTTCAATGCTGACCGGCCAAGAAAAGACCTTAACTTTTTTACGGACAAATGCCATGCGTAATGAACGCGATACTGCAACAGCATACACCCAATAAAAAGGGGCCGCATTAGCGACCCCTAAAACCGTCCACACCGATCGCAGTTTAATCAGGTGTAAACGAAGCTGAACTCATCGTTGCCGGCAGTCGACGGAATACAGGTGAACGGGATGGTCAGCATGTGGATGCCATCCTGATCGCTGTAGCTCACATCACCGATATCAACCCTGGTGGAGGCGAAATCGAAGATATTGCCAGCAGTCTGACCGTGCTGGAACAGCAGGTTGCCCAGCGTGCCATCGCTCAGCGCTGCTGTGAAGTAATCCTTCTGAGCAATAGTCGGCGCTTCGATCACGACACTACCGGTGCTAGCGCGATCAGTCAGCAGCACCTGTTTGGTGCAGTTGATCAGATCGCGGTACACCAGCGTGTTACCAATATCAAACGACACCGACTGGAGGCAACCGCTGTAGGACAGCAGCTCGAAGCCAGTGGTGTTGCCCTGCTTGGCGATCACAGGCGTGGCCTGGTTCGCGTAGGTGACAGAAGGAGCAGCAGTGTCAGTCGGTGCGTTATACACACCAGTGAAGGTGAAATCAATCGAAGGGATTTCGCCCACTGCCATGTTCAGCGTGAAAGTGCCGCGAGCACCAGTCACTTTATGCAGCACACCATCAATGTTGTAATAGATGGTGCAGCTGCCAAAGCTGGCGCTAACGGGCGCGTAGGTTGCGCTCACGCCGGCAGAAATGGTCTCGCTCATGCCGCAGGCAAGCAGAGCTTTGCCATACTGAGGAGCAGTACCAGCAGCGCCAGAGCCGGCAAGCTCAACGCTGAAGGTGCATTCAACGCGGGTGTTAGCAAGCAATTGCTCAGATGCACCCAAGTAAGGGCGCACCAGATCACGGCTTACAACGTCACTCTGCAGCGGAGTGATGTTCAAATCCCGCACCAGAATGGCGTCGGCGCCGTCGGGAGTCGGATCTGTCCCGTAAGTCGATTCCGTCTCCAGCAGGATCAGGCGTTTCCGAGTTAGAAGGGGCATTGGAAATTACCTCTGGTCGTTCAGGTGGCAGCGTTCGTGAAACAAGAGTGCGAACGCCTGTCTCGGGGTCAAGGATGTACGAGCCACCTTGCCCTTGAAACTCATCCATTACTGTAAATCGGGTGGCTTGTCAGACTTTAGGACGACAAACTCGCAACGCTTGTCCGATATTGA